ATCTCTCTTATGTTTCTTTAGCTTCTCAAAGAACTCTCCTGTCTCTCCTATCAAACCCATAGTATTCTCTAAGAATCTTTTATCACCAGAGGTAATCATTTTATTTTCTACCCACTCAGCGTAGTCCTCTAGATTGACTGGTTTGTTTTCCTCGAAAGCATCGAAGTATCCCATGTCTTCTAAGTCTTGGTGTGTTAGCATTATTTCTCCTTTGCATCTATTTCTATAATTTTAACATCGTCTAAATCATATATGGTGTCTTGAATCCTTTCTTCAAGACTCTTTTTTATACTGTCCGAAGCAATGAAGTTTGCTTCAGGATCTACATCTAATAGCATTGTCAATTCAAACAACACGAGAACCTCCAAGTTATACAAGGTAAATTTATTACGTCAATCTATTCTTTTGTCCAATTGTCAGGAATAGATTTGTCTGCGTATTGAAAGCCGTACTTCTTACACCAGTCTCCGTAAGAAGACTTAGCACCTTTGTAAAGCTTGGCTCTACTATTCTGGAAAACAAAACGAATATCTAACTCAGGAAATTGTTTTGATATCTCTTTGTGTTTACGTCTATCATTAGCAACAAAGCGTCCTTTTGTTTCAATGATAATACCGTTGGATAAAACAAAGTCAGGTGTGTAAGTTCTAAGCTTTATATCAACCCACTTAATTTTATTCTTTTCGTATTCAAAGTCTATGTTTTTTGAACGTAGTTCTCTAGCAACATCATCCTCAAAACCTGAACGATACCCTGCTTTTATTGCTGATGCTCTGTACTTATTCTTGGTCATGATAAGTAAAGTCTTCTGGAACATTGGGAGGTTTAACAACGTCAACCAAAAGCACGTCACCTGTCTTGTAAACAAAACGTCTTGTCTCAGGCCAACACTTCTTATTAAACTCACACCAACCACAAGAAGGATGAAGTTTTTTATTAGGACTTGTAGCTGACTGAGGTACTGGTTCGTATCCTTTATCAGGAATAATACCTGATACCATCGTCTTTGCTTGCTCTATTTCTTTTTCTTTTTGTTCTATCTCTTCAGAGAAGTCATACACATCTAAGCATATGCCACCCCCTACTTTATCAACAACAAGAAAAGCTCCGTGTGTTTTGTTTGTTACCAGTGGATCAGTCTTAGCAGCATACACGTAAGAACTAAGCTGACTAATGTAACCAAAAGGATCTTGATCCCTCAAGCTACCCTCAGCAAATTTCTTGAACGAGTAAGGGGAGGCAGACTTAACATCCACTGTCATACCATCAATAACAGCATCCCTGTGACCTGCTAAATCATTGATGAATAAACGATCCTGTTGTCCTTCAACACGGTGACCAGACGCTTCAACGATAGAGAGTACCAACTCCTCAATCATATCGCCATAAAAGAACTTAAGTAAATCTGATGGAGAAACAGGCTTACTAGCTGCAGGTTCGTTTATCTTATACCAAAGTTTTCTTTTGCAAGGGCTACCAATAGAAGAGAACGACAAATATCTTCTTGGTTTTTGTGGTGCTCTGAATCTTGAGGTAGCTGCCTTAGCTATCTTATCACCCATCCTAAGACTTATTATATGATCCCATCCTTTTAACCCCTGGATGGTTTCCTCCATGTCTTTTACGAGTGTGTTAATACTTTTCATGGTCTTACCTTTTTATTTTTAAAACCCCCACCCAAAAAAACTAAGGGTGAGGGAAAGCTTCTAGGGAGAAAGGACTTAGAAAAACCTAGAAGGGTATTGAGTCCTGTGGCTCTTGGGAGGAAGCGGAAGACTTAGAACCGCCAGAACTCTTTGAATGATCCTGAAACATTTGACGTGGTTGGGAGTTACCACCTTCTGATTCATAGACCACATGATCTAGGACTTGAAGTCCAACCAATCGTGTACCTGTTCCCATCTTTGTGGGGTACACTTCAACTTTAACAATACCTTTACTGCCGTTACCAATAAGACCTTTATCTTGGAGATCCCAAGCCTTACCACTTACGTCAGCTACGATAGGTTCTCCACCCATCCAGTCTTGCATACCAGTATGAGGACGTGACACAGTAATCTTGTGACCACCTTCTACCTCTTCAATTTTCTTTTTACATCCTGCATCAACAAGAGCTTTAGCAGTTTTCTTATCAGTAATTACAGTAACTTTGTACTCACCGTTAGTCTCTACGTTCCATTCATTTTGGTCACGGTTGGACTCAAATACTTTTGCCCACTCGATTGTTCCTTTGATATCCATTTGTGTTGATGGCATATTGCCCTCCTTTTTTTTAAAAATATTAATACTGTAATACATAGTCTTTGGTTTATGGGTTGTCAATGGGTCTCAGCCCAGTTTTTTCCTATATCATATGATCCTGGCGTAGGTATTTTAAATCCTAGTTCTTCTCCAGTTTCTAACATACAATCAGATTGTATCTTACCCAGTAGTCTTGCTTCTTCTTCTGTTCCTGTTACCTCCACTTGATACTCGTCATGAATAAATCCAACCATCTTAAAGTTAATACCTTCTTGTCTAGCTCTGTCATGCCACTTGAGTAGACTGTGCTTCATCAAACAAGCTTCACCATTTTGTAGCATCCCTGCCAAGGTTTTGTGTGCGTTGGGTACTGGAACTTTACGTCCATCATACCCAGTAAAGTATCCTTGTTCTGCTACGTAAGGTACGAGTTGGTTTTTAAGATTATATAAACCATCAATACTCATTTCAAAACGTTTTCTGGCATGGTTTGCATAGCTCATATTTACGTTAAGTATCTGTGCTGTTTTTGCCATCCCTGCACCCAGAAGCCAAGCATAAATAAAAGTCTTTGCCATATCCCTAGTACCATCAGGAACATTCAAAGCTTTCTTGTTGACGTTGTGTATGTCTGTCTCGTCTTCTTTCTTTCCTGTCATGATAGCTTGAGCATACTGATCAGCATCAAAGTGTCTCCAAAGATAATCAGCTAACACTCGCAGCTGAATACCGTCAGCATCCGTACCAACTAACCAAGAGCCTGATGGTACAGTCCAACAAGCACGTAGATGCACATCAAATTGTTTCTTTACTTCATCTACTGCTGTCTTTGCATCACCATAAAAAGGTGAGGATATGTTAGCCGTGTTAGGATCTTTGTGAGAACAGCGTCCTGTCCATGCTCCAATGTTGTTAATGCTGCCGTGTATCCTTAAATCTTCACCACACTGCCCTAGCCACTCCACCAGTGAGGAACGCCTACCTTCTAGTGTCAACCACTGGGCTAGAGCTTTCGCTCCTGTAGGTGCTGTCTCAGGAAGTGTGCTAAGGTTTGACTCTGAAACTGTGTATCCGTAAATACCTAAGTGATCTTTCTTTTTGTCGTAGAAATCCTGATCCATACAAGCAATTGACTTCTTCCAAGGGTCACCAACCTTAGTTCTTGAGAACTCTATAGCAGTTTTTGTTTTGTCTACTGGTTTCCAGTTGGCTTCCCACAGTACATCAATACGATCTTTAACTGATCCAGGGTTAAAGCTAATCCAGTCAGAACAAATTAAGTCTTCACCTTCAGTGTGTGTCATACCATACTTTTGTTTTGCTTTTGTTACGGTAGACATTTCTGTACCATCCTTCTTGAGTCGGTACTTTATCCTGTTTACTTCCGTAAGTTTAGGTGGGAAGTCTATTTGAAATTGTTCTTCTAGTGTGTTCATCTTTGTCTTGACTGAGTTAAGAAGAAACTCTGCCTTTGGTTTATCAAAACAAAAACCGTAGTACTGAGTCCGTACTAATTCTATTTGTACATCGTGCTCAGTTCTTAAAGAGTTACGCCAATCAGGACTCCAAATAATATCGTTGAAGTGATCATACAAAGATTCTGTAACCTCGATGTCTTGATACCAGTAGTCAACCATTTCAATACTGAATTTAGAAAAGTCATTAAAGTCTCCTTTATGTTTGTTTAATCTTATACCCCAAGCCTTAAGACTGTGAGGGTACTGAGCACCCTTTGGAATAGCTATGTTGTAGTCAACCAACCTACTTATAATAACAGTATCAACAACCTTTCTTGGATCTATAAGCCCTGGTTTCAAAAGTTTGTTTAACATAGGGGCGTCAAACTGTACAAAGTTGTGACCAACAATCAGGTCTGCTGTCTCATACCACTTGATAGCCTCAGCTTTAGCTACTGGATCTTCGTGGCAGTTATCAAATCTTTTTACTTCACCAGTGCTAAGATCTTTACCACCACAAATCCATAACTTATTGCTATCACCAAGACCATTAGTCTCTATGTCACTAATAACTATTCTCATACGTTGAATACCACCTCTTCAAGTATTGTAGTATCTGGATCGTAGTACACTGATCCTGAGTTACCTAACTTTGCAAAGGGTCTGTTCTTGTCAATAATAAATTGGGTAGTATTACGTTCAGTTTCGTCTTCTGACTCAACGTTACGGCTGAGTTTAATACAAATGATTGCTTCCTCTTCAAGAGAAGATGCGTACTTTGTTCGTCCATCATCGTTAACCTGAGAGATAAATACGACACCAATATTTAATTCTTTTGCGAGCTGCGCCATCCTAGCACCAAGGGTAGTCAAGGTACTAGTGGCGGCATCCACACCAGAGTTTGACAGGTAGGCTAGACGTTGAACGTGATCTATAAAGATGTACTCTGCACCATATACTGTGGCTGACGTTCTTACATAATCAAGAACCATCATAGGATCGTCATGCCCTTCCATGTAGAACACAACAGACTTATTATCTCCACCTAATTTCTGTGCGGCATCAATCACTTGCTGTTCTGTAAAACCATTTGCTTCTGTGTCTTCTTTAGTTCGGACATTCTTACCTAGTTCATAAGTTGCCATGCCTCTGTAAGTCATGCCCTTCATCTCTTCCATGTGTAGCATTGCTACCTTAGTTCCTTGACGTAACAACCCCACCTCAAAGTACCTGACTAGTTCAGTCTTACCTTGTCCTCTGAGTGCTTTGATAAATGTTAAGCCACCCTTAACAAGACCACGCATCTTATCATCTAAGCCAGTGTGACCAGTGGGTACGTACTCATAAGGATTCTCTGTTTCTATTGCTTCTTTGATTGCTAGATCACCAACAAAAAAGTTGTCAGGTGAAAACCTCTGAGGTTTAAATGCTGCCCACTTCAAAGCTTCAGCATCTCCTTCCATCAAGAACTCGTTGGCATCCTTCCACTTAGACATAGGAACGTAGTAAAACTTGTTTGGCATCAGGTTGTAAAGCTTTTGTGCTGCCGCTTTACCTGTAGCATCAGACAATTCCCCTGCGTAGACCACCGTTTCAAATGAGTCTAAGTACTTATGATTTTCTTTTATGAAAGTTTCGGACATCGATCCACTTGGCAAAGACTTAACTGGGTAAGCTCCATCCATAACCTCGTACAAACTGGCGGCATCAAACTCACCTTCAGTAAGATAAATTCTTTTAGAAGATCCTGCGTTAAACTCAGGACCAAACAAAGAGTTCTGACCTTTACC